TCAAGCATTGTCGCTTCACTTGCACCTCTTAGGAATTGATATGCTACTGCTGGTGCTCCGTAAGTTTCAGATAGAGCATCTACTTGAGTGTAGATTGTTGTTCCGATAGTTACTGTTGCGTTTGCTGTTGTTACACCTGCGTCAGAAGCTCCTGTGCCTCCTCCGAGTGTAGTATCAGCCCAGACAGTCCTGATAGCTGTTCCTGTAGTTGCTACTGAATCGAGTGATGTTCCAGGGACTATTCCTCGTACTGTAAGAGTAGTTGCGTCTGATGCTACTGCTCGTACTTGAGTGTTTACTACTGTTCCAAAGCCGTACGTTACACCGAGCATACCTACACCTGCAACTGCATTGATAGCGTTCTTTGCGTTTAGAAGTGTTGCTGTTAGTGTTGCTTCGATTAAGATTTCGTCTGCTGCACCTGTTAGAGATGCTACGAATGTATATGTTCGTGTACCGATAACCATTACGTTAGTTGCTACGATTGCATCACCAGTCAAGACTGATACTGCGTGAGTTGCTGCTACGCTTGCACCTGTTGAAGTTAAGGTTGATGTACCATAGTTTGCAGGAACCATAGCACCTGTACTTGTAAGAGTTGTTGTTGCTACTACTCCTGTTTCTGTTCCATCAAAGATTCTTAATGTTCCTGATGTGTGGGAGTTTATGATAAGTTTTTGTAGTTTGCCTTGTGCTCTTACTACTATTCCTGATTCTGTAAATTTTTTTTCTAATGACATTTTGTTTTTAATTTAATTTATAATTACTCCGCCCTACTCTGCTTCATTGTAAGGACTTTCTACTTCTCCTGCTTTCTCTGCCTTGATTTTCTTAAGCTCTCCAAAGCCTATCTCCAATAGACGAACACCCGACCATTGACCTCTAAGGTGTTGCCCTAAGATTTCGTCTGTAACTGGATTATTTACTGCTACTTCAGATAAAGCCCAAGAGAAGTTATGCAAAGGATTTGCTGGCTGACCTTTCTGTAGAGTTCCTTGAACATAAATACTACTAAGAAGCACTTTTTGTAGTGCATCCATTAGCTCTGTGTCTTGACACATCTTTTCTACTTTTTCTATTTGTACTGGTGTTAAAAATTCGTTATACATATTATTTTGTTTATTTTATTAAGCTACTAATTGGTTAGGGACTTGTAATGGTGAAGGCTGTGGTTGTGGTGGTGGAGCGTTTACTATGCTTGAGAAATTTACTGGACTAAAGCCTGAGTTTTCTAGTAATTCATTCATCGGTTTGCTCATTGCTGATATAGGAACACCTGACCTTAGGAATGTTGAGATTAAGTTTGATAGCTTGTCGGCTACTCCTGTCATATCCTTTTGTTTACCTGCTACATTGATTAACACTTTGACTGGGACATCCTTGAAAGCATCCTTGAAGTCTTTGAAGAATTTTCTGTTGCCTCCTTTAGTAAATAAAGTCTTTTGGACTTCTTTGTAGGCATCTAGTTCCTCTTGGGTTACTAATTCCCCTTTCAATATCATTTCTTTTGCTTTCTTGTTAGTTGCGTTTTCTGCGATAGTTTCTGATATTTCTTGAAGTTCATCTAAGGATAGCTCTTCTGAAAATGTCTCGCCTTTGTTTAGGTCTTTTACCATCCATTCTAATATCCAGTCCCTATAAAGCTCATCTGAAAAGAAAGTAGCGATTTTACCCTTTCGGTATTCGTGGATTCCATCACTTTGCTGAATAATTGCGTTAGTAGTAGCGAACGGAGTGCCTGATACTGGGTTTTTACCTAGTGAAGCATCAGAAGCAGAGCCTAGTTTCTGTGCTTGATTTTCTTGCCCTATTTGGAAGTTCTGTACAGCTGGAACATTCTGCAAGTTCATATCTACTCTTGAGAGTGGCTTACCTGATTCGTGTTTCAATAAAGTAAAGTTAGCCAATCCTTTCATTTTCTGGTTTGTAACTTCTTCACTATCAGATTGCAATAGGTTTACTGCACTATCTAGCATTTCCTTTAGCTTTATTCCTGCGTAGTTATTCCACATTTGAGGTTCAAATAGGCGTTCTACGATTGAACGACCGCAAGCTCTACCTTTTGAGCGAACTTGGTCTATCTTTAGGGCTTTGAATGTCTTATTTAATGGCTTATCTTTGCCTTTGTATAGGGTTATACCTTGTCTGCCACCGTTATCGTCTGTGTAATAGCATACGATGTGCATTTGTGGAGTGTATTTAAACATTTCGCCTGTATCATCAAGCCAGCGTTCTGGTAGATTACCTCTTAGTTCGTAAACTTCTATGTATTTGCTTGGAGTTTTAACCACTTGGTCATTTGCTAGTGCAACTTTCTTCTCTGAAAGAGATAGCAAGATAGCCATATCTATTTTGTCGCTATCCCATTTACCTTTAAATTCCACTAGGTCGCTTGGAGTGTAGTTATGTTTGATACAGATAGGTCCTGCCATAATGTTAGTTTGGTCGCAGAAAGCTAAAGTGTCTAAGTCTACAGACTCTGGTCTGGTTTCGTTGATATTCTTTACTAGAACTAGGTCATAAATAACTGAACTTTCTACTACTTCATCTATAAAAGTATCTAGGTTATGCTTTCTAGCCCATTGTGGGTGGAATTTCTTTATGATAAAGGATAGATAATGCTTGTCTTCATTGTTTACAAAAGGCACGATGTCTTTCACATCAAAGCCTTCTGAACGAAAGGCTACATCAATAATAGGGGTTACTATGTCGTTATAAGGGCGAAGTCCGTCTTCATTTGAGCCACGATTAAACCAACCATTTGATACATTTCTGCATTTAGTTAGGTGTTCTCGCATATTCCAAGACTTACTATCAGTCAAAGGAACTCTAGCTGTTCTCCAGTTAGCTTCTTCGGTCTTTATATAGCTGAAAACATCGGTCTGTTCCATTATGCGTATTCTTGGGTTAGGTTAAGAATAAAAACATCCAACACATTCTCATTGTTGAATAATCGTTTGCCTTGTAAAAGTGATAGTTTCCTCTCGGTGGTTATCTTATTAGCCCCAGTGCCAGTAGAGAGAGTGAAGTAGGTATCAGTAAATACGAAGTCTGGTTTTAGTTCTAAAATAGTCTGCTTAATATCGCTAGTGCGTTTAGAAAAAGCTATTTCGTTTATCTTTCCTTTTAGTGAGAAAACCTTTTTTTTACCTACAGTTGTCTTCATTGTCTGTAAGGTATTCTTTTTTATTATGTATGTCAAATGTCTTAGGGTGTGGATAACGTAAACTCTTTGTGTTGTAGAAATTTATCTCTATTTCTTCTTTGACTTCTTCAGTTAATTCAATCAAAGGTTCTTCTGTTAGGTCTATTCTGTCTATGAAATGATATTCGTCATCATTGCAAAGGTGCAAGATTATGTGATTGGCTATCTGGTTACAATAGTTACATTGCTTCATTTATTTCTTTTCTATCTTCTTCAAAGCTAGGCTTATAAAATGGTTTATGTGCATTGTGCAACTGCATACTTAAACTATCAAGGACATCATCATTTTGACCTCTTGGGAATGTTCTCATTTCGTCTAGGAGTTCTAGGTTTGATCCTACTAAAAAGATACTGTTATGCTCCCAGCGTGGAATAAGCCCACGAATACGAAGTTCTTTATTTATTCCTCTATGTTTTATAGGAGTTACACTAAAGAATGTCTGTCGCTTTCTCATTTCGTCTTGTAAGAAAGGTTGTATCGCCATAGTAAAGGTTGTTTCTTCTAACCCTAGAAACTTTGGACTATATGTTTTATGTAAATAGAACAGATGGTCAATCAAATCTTTACTGTTTACTTTTAGTCTGTAGGTGTGGATATACCATTTATTCTGTAAGTCTACTCGGTTAATAGTTACTCCAGTATAGTCAGCACTTTCTTTTTCTGATACAGCACTATCAATAGTGATATAACAGTTAGTATCTTTCTTTCTAACTTCTTCTTCGGTTACTGGATGTATATGTTCTTTTTTAAACTCTGCAAGAGTGTCATCAACAGGCAAGTTCATCATTTCATAAGAGAACACTAGAGAGCCTAATTGACGCTGTTTATCTTCAATAGATACTTTGCCTGTCTTTTCTGCTTCCTCGTCTGTAAGGGAGTATTTTGAAGCCCACAGAGGCACTCCATTAGCCATTACTGGAATGTTACGGACACGAATACCTTTGTCGGTTTTTGCTCTATCAAAAATGTATTGAATGTTTCCATACTCTGTAATAAAGTTTCCAAGATATAATATAC